GCCCCGGAATTGGACATTCCCGCGACGGGAAACAACAGCGGTTGCAGCAGCCATTTCAATCTCCTATAGAAAAAGATCCCTCCCCCGAAGGGGAGGGGACAACTGCATTAGGCCGGAACTGCCAGAGCAAACGCAGCAGAAGCGTCAGCAGCAGTGCTGGTAGCGTTGGTACGCAGAGCCTTCACACCGTAGATCGTGTCAGCGGTGAACAAGGTTCCCAAATACTCTTGCTTGTACTGAGTCTGCGAGCGGATGCCCAACTGCTCAACCAGAACCATTGCGTCACGATGACCCATCAGGCAGATACGGTCAGCGCCGCTATTGCCAGCGCCGGTGTCGGCGTTGGAAGTAGCAAACACAGCCATACCGTACAACTGACCAATCTCACCGTTGCGGATAGCATCGCCGTTGCCAACGAATGCCTGCTCGGTGTAACGGGCCAGACCCATCAGGGTGTTGCGGCTCGACGGGGGGATCAGGAAGAAACGGCCATCCATAGGGATGTCGTTGTCGTCCAGACGCTGGATCGTGCGGCGAATAGCAGCATCGGTCAGAGCGGCAGCGTTCGAGGTCGAGCTATTGTAGGCAGTCGTACCATCAGAGCCAATGAAGGCTTTGGTGGATGCAGCCGAGGTAGCGTAGTCGTTCGTGCCGATGGTTGCGCCGTTGAAAGCACGACCCAGTTGAACCAGATCGGTGTCCATACGACGAGCCAGAGCGTAACCAGCGTCTTCCGTGTAGAAAGAACGCAGGCTGGTCAAGGCTTGCACTTCAACGATGTCCTCGATCAAGCGGCTGTACTCAAAGTGCTTGTTGATAAGCACTTGAATGTTGGTGTTGCTCTCTGCAATCAGAGTAACAGCATCAGTAGCCACTTTGGCCGAGGCATTGCCACGGGCAGGGGAGGGGATGTTAACGGTGTCACCCTTCTTGCCTTTGAAAGACATACGCTTGACGAGGTTCGCCAGAACGAGGTTCTTTTTAAAGGCAGCAATAATCTCATCACTCCAAATTTCGGGGATGAAATTAGCTGCTGAGGTAACAGTTACATTGTTTGCGGGGGAAAATGCGGTAGCCATGATTAAATCTCCAAAAAAGTTGTTTACCGGACTCGCCCTTCAGCATAGGCTTGCATGATCTCATCACTCAAGCTCTCATACCTTGCAGGGTCTGTCATTTTTAGCCGAATCAGGTCGGCTCGTCGGTAGACTCGTTTGGAACTCTCTCCAGATCCACCCACATCAACTTGCGCGGCCTTCATAGTCTTTGCTCGCTCGCTTGACGCTTCTGCTTGCTTAGTCTTGACACCACGCAATTGCTTGTAGGTAGACAATAGTTCATTGGCGCTATCGTAGTCAAACTCAGCATCTGCCTTAGCATAAAGACCGAGGCGAACGGACGAGCCTTTCACCCAATCTTGGAATCCTGTATCGCTAACAATGTCAACGTAATCAGGATGCTCTTTTGCTAGCTTCTGCTGAATCTGTAGCCTCTTGAGTTCCATGCTGGCTTGACGCGCAGCTAGGACATCAGGATGACTCTCGATAGTCTTCTGAACAGCTTTCTGAGGGTTCTCAAAAAAATCTACTTCAGGTTCTTCCTGTTTTGCTTCTTGCTTAGAACTGAGGTTCTGCTTGATAAGCTCGTCAGCCAACTTACGGACTTCTCCGACCTCTTGGGCCTGCTTCCCAATCAGCTTTTCAGCCTCTTGGTGCATCCGTATGACTTCATCCAGGCTTTTGTCCCTGTATTTGTCAGGGAGTGCTGGTTTCTGTTGTTCGGCTTCCAATTCGCCTAGCGGCTCAGGTTCTTGGTCAATCAGCATTTATTGTTCCTGCCAAAATGGTTGTAGGAGATTCAACTCGGTCTAGTGACTTATGAGTTGGCTTTTTGCTCCGCTTTCAACTTTTCAATGTGTTTCCGCTCAAATCGCCCATGTTCACTGGGGAAATGACCAGACCAACCTTCAAGTTTAAAGGTAGGAGCACTTATGACGCGATGGGCGATACCACCACATCCACACTCAACGGTAGTTGTCTCATAACCAACTAATCGTTCAGTGCGTTGTCCGCATTTGCAGACAAATTCATACATTCTTTTCATTCAGATCCTCGTAAGCGTCTTCGCTGACCTTTTTCAAGGTTTTTAGCCAAGTAAGAATCGAAATCTCACCCTTACGGAAATGCAAGTTCTTCTCATCAGGAATTGTACTGATATTGTTTAACGATGCCAACATATTGTCAACATCTTCCATTAGGTCTATCCAGCCCCTCTGGGAGAACAAATCGAAACGATCTTCGTAATACCTTTGCAGTTCAGGAGTCATTTTTAATCCATTGCCTCTAACACCGCCCATACTACAACAGCAATACTGCCGACTGCCACCAACAGGCCAACAATAATGATAAATAACTCATTTAGCTCTTCTTTTCTGCGCTTCTCTGCCTCTTTTCTGCGTCTGGCGGCGTGGGCAGCTTGAACTTCCATTTGTTGCGCCCTGGCCGCTATACGCATCCAAACATCCATCTTGTTCGATTGGAAGAACAACATCTTTATCTGTTCTTCAAACTGTTTAGCCTGCTCTATAGCCATCTCAAGCTCAATAGCTTTACCAAGAGCAGAACCCTTAAATTCGCCTTTTTTTGACTTTTCTACAACCTCAATAGCTTCTGATTTGGCATCAAAATACTTGCCCAAAACCGGCCCAAGGGAGGCAACATCATCTACCGTAGCAGCAACCTTTTTGACAAGTTCTACAGCAGAAGATACAGCCGCAAGTGCGGTAATAGGATCAAGCATTTCATCCTCCTTTTAAATGCCCTGCCACCCACGCTACAGCAGCACCAACAGAAGATGCAATGGTCATACCCATCCAGAATCCACCCTTGCCCTTGTTAGCCAAAGCCAAAAGCTCCTCGATCTGGCGCTCCATCTTGTCTACTTTTTTGTCCATGGCCTGTACGCGCTCCCATAAAACGCCGTACTTAACTGGGTCAATTTCGCCAATTTCCATTACTCTTCTCCAGTAATTTCTGGTGCGGGTTCCTCAATCCACACCTGTCGCCACACGCCATCAATTAGTTGCGGCTCCTGCTCAACGGCCACCATTCCAGGCGTCCTCGGCATGGGCGTAGGCAGGACAAGAGGAATCCCAGCCTCTTGCAGAGCTTGTACATTGACATTGGCAGGAATGCTGCCATCAGGATTGAGAAGGAATTGCTTTGGCATGATTAGAAGAAAGTCACTACGCGAACATAGCCGTTGCCGCCATCGCCGCCTTTGCCAGAGTTAACACCGTGGCCTGCGCCACCGCCACCACCACCGCCGCCGGGATAGCCTCCGTTGCCGCCAGCACCTGCTGTGGTTGTGCCTGAGCCACCACCGCCGCCACCATCACCGCCTACAAAGTATGTGGTTGCGTTATTGCCGTTACCGCCATTGCCGTTAGTACTGCCAGCCGTGCCTCCTCCACTTGAGCTCAAGGTAGTATTTTCATAAGCTGATCCGCCTTTGCCACCGGCTGCGGCAGAATTTGCAGTTATAGAAGCAGCTACAAAACCAGCTGCTCCACTGCCACCGCCACCTCTGTATCCGCCACGGGAACCAGCGGTGATGGTGTTTGTTCCCCCAGCGCCGCCGTTACTTGTGTAGCCTGTGGAACTTGATGTAATACCATCCGCACCACCACCACCACCTGAGCCCGCTCCTCCAGCACCTGTCGAGCCGCCTGCTCCAAGACCGCCAACCCTTGCTAATCCCCAAGAGCCAAAAGAAGAAGCTCCTCCACCAGTCGAATTATTGCCGTTAGTGTCATCGACAGTTTGAGCCGCGCCGCCAGTTGCTCCAGCGCCAACAGTGACTGTTTCAGTCGCGCCAAGAGCAGCAGCAGGAATCCACAATTCTGACCTACCGCCAGCACCTCCACCACCGCCACCAAAAGCAGCGGTTCCCGGTGAAGCCAATGCTCTACGCCGGCCAGAACCACCGCCGCCACCGCCACCAAACATCAGCACATAAACCAGCTTTGCCCCTGCTGGCTTAGTCCATGTTGAAGTACCTGTGCTGGTGAACTCTTGGATGTCTGCGGAGGAGATGCCACCACCAGATGCAGCCCATGCAACACCAGCAGCAGCAGAAGAATCAGCAGTCAGAACATATCCATTTGTTCCCGCAGAAACGCGCACATTGTCTGTGCCGTTGTGAGCAATCAGATCGCCCTTACTGGTTGTTGGTGCAAGAGCATCAAACGCCGCTGTCTGGGTTGTTTGACCTGTACCACCATTGGCAATTGCTAGAGTTCCAGCAAGAGTAATAACGCCACTGGTAGTAACTGGGCCGCCGCTAGTAGTCAGTCCAGTAGTTCCGCCAGAAACATCTACTGATGTAACAGTTCCAGAACCGCCGCCTGAAACATTGACAGTTACGCTGTCGCCAGAAGCAGTTGCGGTTACTCCAGTGCCAGTAAAGTTGATATTTCTTACGCCACTAGTAAGCGTATTACCTTCATCTTGTACTGCGACAGATGAGTTTGTTGACATCGTAACCTTGATCTTCTCTGCAAGATCAGGAGGCACAACTTCGCCAACATTGATTTCTCTACCAGTCGATAGAGTGATAACAAGACTGCCATCAAAGTCAATTTTGGCATCGGTAACGGATACGCCATCCTTACCGTCTTTGCCATCTTTGCCGTCTTTCCCGTCTTTGCCAGGAAGGCCGTCACGCCCAGAAACGCCATCTTTCCCGCGCTCGCCAGGGTCGCCCTTTGGCCCCCGCTCTGGAACTATTGACTTGGCATAATCAAGTTGGGCTTGAACATCATATTTAATCTTCTTAATCTCATCAATGATGAGTTGAACATTAAATTTGACGCGCTGCTCTTTCTTTTCTTTTAGTTCTTTGAGAGTGGCCTCAACTTGCGATAGAGCAAGCAACTTCTCCTCATAGGAGAGGTCACCAGACTCTATCTTTTTCAACAGGTCTTTAACATTAGGCATTTTGCTTTAGACCTTCAGTCAACTCGGTTAAGAAGTCTTCTTCTGTCTTTGCCGCTACTGATAACTTATCTGCCATTTGAAGTTCAACAATCTTGGTCTTGTTCTTGATGTCAGCTTCTTTGAGCATCAATTCAGCAATCTTGACCCGCTTGTCAAACTCGCTAGCTTCTTGACCTTGTGGCAGATTGGTGGTGGTCGATGCGATGACCTTTGCCTGGACTTCTTGCGGCATCAATTGCGCCTCAGTCAACAGTTTTTGAGTCTCTGCGCGATTGTTCTCAGCTTGGGTTGTCTTGACCGCAATATCAGCTTGTGCAGCCTGGAGTTGCAATTGTTGCGCTGCCAAAGCCAACTGCTGTTGCTCAGGATTGGGCTGCGACATCTGATCCAGAGCCGCAATCAACTCATACCTGTTGGACAGGCTAGAGTTAGACAAAATGCCCTTCAAAATCAGCGGCAGAACTGGCGTATTCGGCCCCAAAGTCTGTAGCAACCCAATAAATTGCTGTTGCTCATACTCCCGAGCAATGATGCCAAGAGTTGCCGTAGGAATAAACCGCATATCCACGGATGGATAACGCTCAGGATCGAACTGCATGAACCTGAATGCCGCCTTCTCAATAAACGGGATCAGGAAATCCTCTTGGAAGTTAACCAGCGTCCGCTTGTACTTCTTGATGATTGTGGCAACCGCCATTGACATCCCTTGACCGTCCCGAGCGCCGTTGGTAACCAGCCCTTGGCTGTCCAAAGTGCCAGTTGCCTGTAGCAACATCCGCTCAAACTCGTTGGCTGTACGGAGGTTGTCAGGACTAGACTGCCCAAACTTAAATGGATACAGGATCTCGGCTGGGTTGCCGTTGACCATGAAGGCTTTGCCAGGGCGAACCTCAAACTTTGCACCCCTGGGAAGACGGGTTGCGTCCATGCCCATCATGGGAGCAGTGGTCAAGGCCAAAGAGTCCAGATGCGAGCGAATCTGGGCATCAATTGCCTTCTGCATATTGTAGGATTTCTCAACCGTACCCCTGCCTAACAGGCGATTGGGAACCGTATCGTCCTGATAGGAGATGACGGGGCGGTCTTTCATCATATACGGGTTCTCTTCTGCCTTCAGAAGCATCCCGTTGTTGGCGATGACTACAATCGCCTCGACCATATCGGTGTATTCTTCAGCCGGTGCGTCATCGGGGAACAGTTCCTCGACTTCGCTTTCCTCGCCCAGCAGGTATTCACGGGGAACCAGACCGTAGTAGGTCAGCAAAACGACCTTTTCGTCTTGGTATTGGCTTGGTTCTTGTGTAGGCTCAAGGTCAGAATCCTCGTAGGTCGGGGTGATGTTGACCTTACGATAGATGCCCTTCTCAATGCCCTCCACGATCTTGTGGATAGAGACATACTTCTCGATAGCCACGCCCATGCAGTCGTCAATAGACGTACCGTTTGGGTCAAAGAGGAAGTTCTTGGGGTTAACAGGCATCAACTTGACAGCAATCCTGTTCTTTTCCACCACGCCGATAGCGGCCTGTGCCTGTCCGGGTATGGGCTGCGTAGCAGGTTCGTAGACTTTCTCGGTCTTGACGATGATTTCGCCAATACCTGTACCGTAAATCTCGGCCATCAACTCGATCTGGTCGATGGATTTGCGGATTTTGTCTTGCTTAAAGTCCTCCATCATCTGTGCCTTTAGGATAGACACATCTAGAGGATTGCCGTTTACATCACGCAGGTCATCTTGGATGTCAAAGAACTCGCCCTGGCCGAAAATGGCCTCCATGATCTCTGCATGGCGGGTTTCTACGGCTTGCTGGGTAGCGGGAGTGACGATTCTAGAGCGTTCAGAGTCCCGAACCTTATCTTCTGGAGCCCACTCGCCCCGATAGATACGCTCGTATTCCAGCCAGGAATCTAGGAAATTGGTATCTCTGTAGTTTCTCCACCGCTCACAGTGATCGAGGACGAATGCCGTCAGTTCCTTGTCGTTCTCTGTCGGCTCATAGAACTCGTTTTGCTCCATACTAGACTCCTGATATTACATCCACAGGCTCCCAGTTATCGTCCTCTTCCTCAAAGTAACTGGTCACAGCCAGTTGGTCGATGTAACTGAGAGCATCCGGTAGGTCGTCATGCACCCCCACGGCGGGAAACATCAGAAGTTGGTCAACAAAGTCGTCCCAATTCTCTTCACTGTTTAGCACGATTCTGCCGTGTTCAAACCGGCCTTGCAATGCCCATACGATTCTATCCGTTTTCTTGCGATTTCCGTGAGTTAAATCAACAATGTGGGAGAAGATATTGTTTTTCCTCATTAAATCGCTTAAATACGGCAAAACAGCGTTTTTCAGCGCCCCCCGCTCAATCCCGACTGACAGGGGTCTGTAGTCACGCATGGCGACAATGATTTTCGCCGCCGTTTCCCGTATGTCCCACCGGCCATGAATGATTTCTTTAACGAACCATTTCCCATCATCGGTGACTTTAACAATTGCGATGGCAGACTCATCGAGCCGTTTCTTGGAATTAGCCGCCTGTTTGGCGACTTCTTCAAATCCAGCCAGATCAACCGCCACAAAGTAAGAGCCATAAGCAGGCTCCTCGCCGTATTTGATCCATTCTTCCTTAAACACATCTGAGCCAGCGTTGGAAAAGCTAGCCATGTACTCCTGCTTGAAGGCGAAACTTGATAGCGTTTTCTTAGCAGACTCAATCTCATCTGGGTCAATCAGAGGGTTATCTTTTGTCGTAAAGTGCCAAGATTTCCAGTCTTTATCGTCGCCCTCTTGGCCCAGTTTGTAAAGGTCGTAGAACCAGTTTCTGCCCTTTGGCGTGCCAATAAAGATGGCCTTGCCCTTCTTGTCTGACAGGGAGGCGCGGATAACCTGCTCCCAAGCCTGGGGCTTGATGTCGGCAACCTCGTCCAGCACGGCAAAGGTCAGGGACACACCCCGTAGGGTATCAGGCCGATCAGCGCCACGGACATAAATTCTGGCCCCGTTTATTAGGGTGATGTCCAGATTATTGACATTACTGGTCTGGATGACCTCGCGCCCAAGCTCCAGCAGCAGATCCCAGACGATCTGACGGGACTGTCCCATAGTGGGACTGACATACAGCACGGCAGAGCCTTGTGGGCAGCGCAAACCCTCGATGATAAGCATGGTAGCGGCAAGCCGGGATTTCCCACAGCGGCGACCAGCGGCGATGACTTTGAACCGAGTTGGGTCTGTATAGACTTCTTGTTGCCAGGGTAACAGAGAGAAGTTCAGATCACTCATTTAGGCTCTACATCCTCGATGTCATCTGACTCTATGGTCTTTTGCTCTTTGACCTCCACCCCAATGCCAGAGATGGTGATGTTGACGGCATTTCTCTGAGCAGAGGTTTTCTCAAACAGGCTGACAGGCAAGGCTCGTTCCATGCACATCTTCAAAGCGGCCATTTGCATAGGATGGTCGTCATTAAGAGCGATGTCAATGACTTTCTTGACAACAGCCTCGCCCTTGCTTTCGACCAACATTCGTTTGAGTTCTTTAACCCGTTGGAACTCAGTCTTGGGCAAAACAGCAGGTACGCGATACACCATAAAAAGATTGTATAGGAAACTAGCGTCTACCCCAATAGGGTAAACCATGATAGAGTGCAGACACACGGGGCCATAACCCAGCCCTCTATGCGGTTGAGCCGACCAAGTAGGATAAACGTGACGAACTGGGTGAGTCTCAAGTAGCCCTCTGCCAATGTCGTGATGACACCGCAGACAAGGCGAACAGGGCAAGCGACTCAGGCGCTAACAAAGCGTAGTCTAGATAAACGAGAGGCTCCCTTTTTAAAAGGACCACCCATCTACGGGTTCCTGTCTATTCCCGACTCATACCTATTTTTTTGCAGACGGGTTTGCAATAAGCAAAAGGCTAATTGCACTTTTTCGGCGGGAGTGAAGTACCCGCAAATATTTCACCGCAACGCTGACCCTCCCCCCCCCATGTTGCGCGCACACAACACTAGTACAAACCCTGTGTTGCGTAAATACAACACATCACACTAGGACAAACCCTAATAGGGTAAACCCTGACAGGGTAAACCCGCATAGGGAAAACCCTGATGGGGTAAACGATACTAGGGTTAACCCTGATGCGTGGGATGCATAGGATTATGCGTTTTTTGCATAAGGTCGGCGGGAGGGGGATGGTGCTTTTCCCGGGTACTTTCCCGGGTACTTGGTCTCGATTGTTTCACGTGAAACAGTCACAGCGATCGGATGGATAGCACGCCACAATTCCAGCACTTCGTTAAAGCCTACGGTGATATCGCCTTGGCCTGCGTGTAACAGAATTTCCCTTTGTGCTGGCGTGATTTTCCGATGGAAAACTCTAGTATCCGTGCGCGGTCGGGCCATGTGAGCATCCCTTAACTTAGGGTTATCCCTATTAGGGTTTGATTAGGGTTTGTCCCTATTCTACTGCGTTCAGCTAGCTATACAATACATCCATGCCCTAGCACTTCGCCGGGGTCTAATCAGGGAGTAATCATGATAGAGCAAGCACTGACAGAAGAGCAAATCGAGCGTATGGTAGAGCGCCAGATTGACCGCCTAGACCGCCACTTGCTGAGCAATCAAATCACGCAAGAGCAATACGACAGGGACATTGTTGCCCTGGACAAGTGGTCTAGCCAGCAATATCAGTACAGCAAATCACTAGGCATGATTTGAGAGGCCTACCATGCAAAACACAATTCCTTCACCGCAATCCGTAGACAAACTGCGCGAGAAATTCGAGGCCTACTTTGCTTGCCTAAAGGCTGATGCAAAACGCGATGGCTACAGAGTTTGCAAATCAGAAGAATGGGTGCGTTTTGTAGACAAAGCACGGGAAGACGGGAAACTCTGACATTCCAGCCTGTAGCATCCTGCCGGGTGCTATGGGGTGCAATGTCGCACTTTCGCCCGTAAGGGACTAATACGGAGCACATCATGGCAAACACGGTCAACTGGTCTTCCCTTCTAGCTGATGCGGTCAACAAACCCGGCATCATCTCTCAGGCCTACAGCGCTTTTTACCGCTACAGTGTAGGAAATCAAATGCTCGCCTATAGCCAATGTGTAGGGCGCAATATCCCTGTTGGGCCTATCGCTACGTTTAAACGTTGGCAAGCCCTCGGGCGTAATGTGCAGAAGGGCTCTAAGGCTATACAGCTATGTATGCCTGTCACCATCACCAAAAAGGATGAGAACGGAGAGAAAACGGGCGATTGCTTCCAGGCCTTCGTGCTCAAAAATAACTGGTTTGTTTTGTCTCAGACTGAGGGCGCAGAGTATACCGAGGAACCCGCAAGCCCCGAATGGGATAAGTCCCTCGCTCTGCAAGCCCTAGATGTTACGGAAGTCGCCTTCGATCATACAGACGGGAATTGTCAGGGCTACGCTGTCGGGCGCAATATCGCCGTTTCCCCTGTTGCAGCCTTACCCCATAAAACCCGCTTTCATGAGATCGCGCACGTTGTCCTGGGTCATACCGCCGAGGGCCAATTGTCTGACTCTGAGCGTACACCGAGGGACATTCGGGAAGTGGAAGCGGAGAGTGTGGCTTATATTTGTTGCTCAATTCTCGGTCTTCCGGGCCTGACAGAGTGCAGGGGCTACATCCAGGGCTGGCTGCAAGGCGCAGAGATCACCGATAAGACCGCTCAACGCATTTTCGGAGCCGCTGAAAAGATCCTAAAAGCAGGGCGCAAGCCTGAGATGGTGGCCGAATGAGCCAATTCCCTGCCTATCAAACGGCAGGGATTGCAGCCCGTTGGGGTTGCTTTTCCTGCTGCACTCAGCTAGACCCTGCGATCCTGATCGACTCCGGCTATCCACCAGGGCGCGGTCAGTATTCCATGCAATGCGCCCATTGCAAAACCTACACATGGTTTGATCTAACCCAACAATCGGAGCTTCCCCATGCGTGAAACCATCCTAGACCTAGCCCTCGCAATCATCCTCGGGCTTGCCCTTGCAACCCTGGCCCTGTCCTATTTCGACATTCTCTGGAGCTAAACCATGTATTTTCAACCCGGAACCTATGTTGATCCTGCAATCAACTACGAAAACACCGCCGAGGCATGGGCTAGACATTTGGACAAACCATTTGATGCACACGGGCGAGAATTTGAGATGTGCTTAGGTTTACTTGAAGCCCTTTTCCGTGACGTGTACCCTGAAACCATAGATTTTATCGAGGCAGACCCGGATGCATTCGCTGCCCGTGTAACTGCCTATCGGCATAACATGGCTATGGAAAAGGTCGCGGAACAATGATTATTGAATACCTGCACCCTATCGGGCCTGGTCTTACCCTGGTCTGCGAGATTGAATATGACCCAGGCGATCCAGGCCAACCCAACCCCGAGCGGGGCGACTGTTGCCCACCAGAACCAGAGCAGGCCTTTTTTTGCTCTGCCAAACTGCATGGGGTTGATGTAACCGATGTCCTGGCCGATCACTTAAAAACCTACATCGAGGAGCGAGCATTATGGTCTATGCTGCACTAGCCCTAGTTATAAAAATAATCCTCGGCAAACGTTGACTAAGCCCCTTCGGGGGCTTTTTTCATGGCAATTCCTCGCGTACCATAATATCCACGCCGGGATTGTGGGCATAGACCTTGGTTACATGCAGGCTAACTAGTTGGGCATCGTCCAGATAGACGACCCCATTTAAGCCATCAAGCACCGATTTAGCTAAATTGTCCAGATCGGGTTTTTTGGTAGGCCTTTCCAGGCCGCTTAAACAGGCCGCTATACGCTTTTTCGGGTATGACTTTGGGATGGGTAGCCTAAAGCAAAGCAACATCGCCAGAGGTGTTTCTAACGGCTCTCGGGTCATGGCCCGTTGCGCTGCTTCCCTGACGGCTGCCTCATAGTCACTGGTTTTCTTGGGCGTATACGTCCGAACAAAGCCACCTATCTTGCTGAACTTGGGCCTGCCCTTTGGTACTGGGTTTATGTCCAGGTGGATAGTTACGCTAAACATCAGTCACCACAAAAACAGGCGATTGTCTCGTCATCACCGAAAAAGTCTGTTTGCTCTTCAGCAAATTTCTTCATTTCGGCGTAACTTGGTCTGTCTTTTCTGAAACGCGCACCCTCTGGCTTGCTTGCCAATGCCAATGCCTCCATCTTGGCCCACCAGACGGCACGCTCGGGCTTTTCGCGGATTAAGCTCATCGTCTGACTTGTGCCTTTCAAAAAACACAAGTCGCAATTTCCGTGGTAGGTCACACCGTTGATATTTGGCAGTTCAAGATCAAACGACTGATTGCGCCAAAATTCTCCGACCATTTCCTTCGTAATTCCTGCCTTGCCAAGCGGGGCGATTTTTTCCTCGTGCTTACCGTAGTCTTGATTCCCGATTTTTGCTAACCGGCGCTGCTCGTCTGCCCTGATTCCAAGCATTGAGTCCCATTCCGTCCATCCTATGCTTTTCAGGTAACGGTGAATAGCACGCACCTTCATCTCAACCGTGCAGAACCTGCTCACGGGATTGGGCAGGTAGTTTCGTTGGCGAATGATTGCCTCGAAAGGCTCACCGTCTCGGCTGGCTGTCTCAAATGTAACAACCATAAACCGATCTTTCGTTTCCTCTGCGTTGCGGTACTCGACCCAGGTGATCGGGACGTCCCACTCTTTGCTGCACCTGTCAACGAAACGCAATGTCGCCTCGTCCTCTTTCCCGGTGTTGGCAAAACAGACCTTTGCCTCATCTGGCAAGCCCTGGTTCTCATCCAAGACCCGCCAGAGCATATAGGCACTTGTCCTGCCGCCACTAAAGCTGATGCAGGTCGGACTGTCGATTTTGAAATAATTCATTTGATTGCGTTCATGTTTTGGCGTAATTCATCAGCAGCCATTTTGCCCCTAATTTTTTCGATATCCTCAATCGTCTGATTCCACCATGCCCGGGCCTCCATAGACCCATTTTTTGCCGACTTTTCCTGATAGCGCCTCAGCCACTCCCTCGCCTCGCTCATTCTCATTTGCGTCCAGGTCTCCGGTGAGTATGAGTGCCTGATTGATGATTGCGGCAGGGTAGTTGACTCCTTCCCTGACCCTGTTAAGGATTTTTTGCGCTTGTTCATGCGTCACGATCCCCTCCTTAGTTGCTCCAGCCTCTCAAAAATATGGTCAGGCATCGGCACAGCACCCCTGATGCGTTCCTGATACTGCTCGGCCATCGTAATCTTCTTGGGCGGCTCGGGTATCTCTGCACCATCCCATCGTTGCTGATTAAGGTAGACCAACGGGGCAGGAATGTAAGCCCCATTGTCTTTACGCCATTGGTCGGTGGTTTTTTGCCACTCGACATGCTTCAAAATCTGATCCGCACAATGCTCGTACAGACCTTTTTTCCACTTGGCAAGGCAAGCTGACTTCGCGCCCTTTCGAGGCGACTTCGGCCATGCCGCCCAGAATCTATCGAATCCACTCTCAAACATCATCTACTCCTGCTCCTCCAGAAAGAGAACAGCGGCAGGAGGGAGGTTCTCTTTTCGGTCTGTTCATGACTCCAGACCTAGCCGTGTCCAAAAAATCTTTGCCCTTTATCTCATACCTCTTGCAACTAGCGCAAGTCCAAGCAACCCTACCGCTTGTCAACTCGCTCTGTCTGACTTGTCCCCCACACTTGCACTGTCTCATCACTTATCCCCAGTTATCCACAAGGGTGCTTTTTGGTGGATGTCTGAGCAAAGCACAGCCTTACCGTACCAAAACGGGGTTCGCTCTGTGCCTTGTGCTTTCCGGAGCCATGCCGTCGCACCGCACTATCCCAGACTATTTCAACCACCGCGCTCTAGGAATTCGCCCACGCTCCCGGCTCTGGCTTGCTCGTGTAACCGGGTATCCCAAACCTGACCATCGACGTACCGCATCAGGCCGTCCAAAAGCAAAAACCCCGAGGAGATGCTCTGCGGTCTTGGCTCTTGGCGAGAGCAGCAGCGAGGCGATTGAAGCGTCCCAAAAGACTCGCTCACTGCTATGCAAGACCGCACAACACCCACTCGGGGCTTGAGAACGCTTCACTCACCCAGATGCCACTCTGGACGACACGAATTCTATAAATCTTTCTGGACTTGTCAAGTCCCTGCAAACCACTCGGGTTTTAAGACCATCAGTTGATACAGACGGCCCTTGGGAATCTGTCGCCATTGGCTGATCGCACCACGGGAAATCCCCAATAGACGAGCAAGATTGCTCTGGTTACCTGCCCTCTTGATCGCATCCTCTTTGGTCATGTTGACATTGTAATACACCTGTTCAGCAATCTACACATTAGGGAAAGTCCTAATGTATCTTGCTAAGTTGTCTATACACTAATGGCATGGCTAAGACAGGAAAAGCATCCCCTCTATACGGAAAACTGATGACCGCGACCTTATCCAGTCAGGTCAAGGAGCTATGGTATTCCCGCGACGACGAGCTACCAGAGCTGCCCAGGCACGGCTGGTCGTTCGATCTGGTCACTGACATGGAGTTCGTAGAGAACAGGGACTTGCTGCTCAAGATCCTGGAAGACTGTCCATTAACAGACCGCGAGATGCTTGCTGTCAGGCTAATAGAACATGAAGGTTACACCCTGAAAGAGGCAGGCGAAATGATGGGGTGTGGTCAGGAGCGTGCTCGGCAGATCCACATGAAAGCCTTGAGGCGACTACGCACTCATCAGGAAAAGATCACAGGTCAACAGTTGTGGGAGCTTGAGTGCATTGTGCAGACCTGGAAATCGTGGAAGTGGTCAAGAGTTTCGCCTTGGCTTAGGGAAAGTACCTATTCCAATAGTGTTTAGACGGCTATACACTCTCTCCCATGCCTCCTAGTTCGGAGGTCTTTTAAGGAGTAAAGATGGAAAACGCAAAGATTGCTGCGGCGCTGGTGAAGGCACAAAAAGCCTTTGGCCCTGCGCTCAAGACCAGCACAAACCCCCACTTCCGCAGCCGTTACGCAGACTTGTCTGCTTGCGTCGAGGCCGTCATGGACGGTCTTGCCGCTA